ATGGCTCAGGTTGCCATTTTTAAACAAATATTCGATAAAGTGCGAAATAATTTAAACTATCACTGGTTTTATTCTGAACTAAAACGTCACAATGTCTCACATTACATTTACTATTTAGCCACAGAGAATATTCATCTTGTTCTTGAAAACGATAATACGGTTTTAATAAAAGGACAGGGTAAGGTTGTAAATGTAAGATTTTCAAAAAATAAATGCCTTATAGAAGCCACCTTAAAAGGATTCAAATCAGGAGAGTTATCATTTTACGAATACAGGAAAAATCTTGCTACAGCAGGGGTTTTCAGATGGATTACAAATATCCACGAAAACAAAAGGTATTACTATACCTTTGATAATTCATTACTCTTTACTGAGAACATTCAGAACACTACACAAATATTTCCGCACTAAATCATAACGTCCGGTTTCTTCCGTGCCAGAACCGGACTCGCTGGCATGATGAAATATGTGTACCCGGTAACCCCGGTGTGCATCGTTTTTGATTATTCCCGCACACTCGCGCAGAAGGAGTTCCCCGTCGGGCTACGGTCTCTGTTAATACGGGAATACGGCGACGATACAGCGCATGATGTGTCAGGCTTGAATACCTTTATCTTTTAAAAGGGATATCAGTTAAGTTATCCCGTGTAGGGTATAAGCCATTATCAAAGCCACTCTGTAGGAAGTGGCTTTTGTAATGGCAATAAAAAGCCCCGCGAATGCGAGGCTAAATCCTGGTATTTGTAATGACTGGCTCTTATCTCAACGCAGCCCCTTACCGCGCGCAAAATGCTCAATATCAAGCATCAGCAATGAGATGTTTAATCTGGATTCACTCCAGAAGTGAGCACCACCCTGTCTACAGAGCCAGATGTGAAGGATGATGAGTAAAATTATCGCTATCATCGAAGGCATTGCGTCCTGATGTATTCCTGAAGCGTTCTCAGTGCTGTTTGGTCGCGGATAATTCCGTCCCGGATACCGAGAACGTTTCGTCCAGCAACTGGAGAGAGTTCGACGGTGGCATCATTGCCCATGCCGGAGGCGCTGGAGGTTTCGGCTGAGGATGGCACAGGGCATTTTCCTTTGACGAGCACCCGACCACCATTATCAAGCTTGCGCCGAAGAGCATCATTTTCAGCTTTCGCATCAGCTAACTCCTTCGTGTATTTATCATCGAGTGCATCAGCATCACGCTGGCGCTGCTGCATGTCAGTAATGGTGGCGTTCGCCTTCTCCAGTTCACTGGCCTTGCTATCGCGCTGTTCTTTGTAGGCGATTGCATTATCACGGTAATGATTAACAGCCCATGACAGGCAGACGATGATGCAGATAACCAGAGCGGAGATAATCGCGGTTACCCTGCTCATTGTTGCCCCCACAAACAGACCTCACGCTCAATCTCACGACGAGTCATGAGACCTTTCCATTGCTTACCGCCAGCATATGTCCAGCGACGTAGCTGATCACATGCGCCTTTGATATCGCCCTGGTTTATTTTGCGAAGAAGCGTCGATGTTCTGAAATTGCCAGCACCCACGTTGTAAACGAATGAGTAAAGAGCGCCGCGCGTTGTTTCCGGTATATCGACTTTGATGTACGGGTTAATTTGTCTGGCGACAGTGGCAAGGTCTTTATTCAAGAGTGCTTTGCATTCTGCTTTGGTATACGTTTTACCGAGCATGATGTCTTTTCCTGTATGCCCGTGACATACAGTCCATACACCAACAATATCTTTGTATGGTATGTAGCTGACACCTTCCAGACCATCGTTACCACTTGGGCCAGTAATTAACACTGATGCTATAGCAATTGCTCCGCCACCAATAGCAGCAGCAACGGCTTTTCGTAATGATGGAGGCATTATTCACCTCTCGCAGCCTTGCGCTTATCTTCTTTAATCTTGAAATAAAGGTTTGTCAGGTACGTCAGCAGGCCAAATACCAGGCTACCCAGCACACCTATTGCTGCCCACTGTGAGGGCGTGACTTTATCGAGCAGCTGTAAAAACCAGTAACCGGCACTACCTGCTGAGGTGCCATAGGCGACACCCGTTGTTAACTTATCCATGGATTTCATAACCCCACCTCGCAGACAAAGCGGGTGTAAATTGAGGGAATACAACGTATCGCAAAAAAGCAGAAACGTAACAGACTCGGAGTCAGTGAATAACTCAGGTATTGAGTTATCAGCTAATATCGAGACTCAAAAAATGGAAAAACCAGCTCGACGGCGGGTTAAGCTGTGTGACGAAGTAACCACTCTTAACAGCATAACCAATTTTTTACGTACGTAAACCACTGAATGATATTTATGAGAATGCTACCGAGTGTTCAAAACACCACCACAAATACATAAGAAAACCTCAACAAATAACCAACAAATAATTTCCAGTGTTATTTTTAGCCGATTTAAATTGAACCTTCAAATTATAGAGCACTTATAAATAACAGCCGTTAATATAAATTGGCTAATAGATTTATTTTTATTCAGCCAAGAGCTATGAATAGGATTCGATAGAAAAAAGTTCAGATAAAAATAGAGATCTACTTCACAAATCAAACGAGAAACCAAAACTTACATCTTGAAATAATCACATTGATTAGATGAATATTTATCGCGCAGTGACATCATTTTTTAATAATAGTTCAAAAAAAAGGGCTCACGATGAAAAAATTAACAGTGGCAATTTCTGCTGTAGCTGCATCAGTACTGATGGCGATGTCTGCTCAGGCAGCTGAAATTTATAATAAAGACAGTAACAAGCTGGATCTGTACGGGAAAGTTAATGCCAAGCACTACTTCTCCTCTAATGATGCAGATGATGGTGATACTACTTATGCCCGTCTTGGCTTCAAAGGTGAAACCCAAATCAACGATCAACTGACTGGTTTCGGTCAGTGGGAATATGAATTCAAAGGCAACCGCGCTGAATCTCAAGGTTCCTCCAAAGACAAAACCCGTCTTGCATTTGCAGGCCTGAAATTCGGTGACTACGGCTCAATCGATTACGGCCGTAACTACGGTGTAGCATACGACATCGGTGCGTGGACTGACGTTCTGCCAGAATTCGGTGGCGATACCTGGACCCAAACAGATGTGTTCATGACTGGTCGCACCACTGGTGTTGCAACCTATCGTAACAACGACTTCTTTGGTCTGGTTGATGGTCTGAACTTTGCTGCTCAGTACCAAGGCAAAAACGATCGTAGCGATTTCGATAACTACACTGAAGGTAACGGTGATGGCTTCGGTTTCTCTGCTACCTATGAATACGAAGGATTCGGTATCGGTGCAACTTATGCGAAATCTGATCGTACCGACACTCAAGTTAATGCAGGGAAAGTTCTTCCTGAAGTATTTGCTTCCGGTAAAAATGCAGAAGTTTGGGCCGCAGGTCTGAAATATGACGCTAACAACATTTACCTGGCCACTACCTATTCTGAAACCCAGAATATGACTGTATTTGCTGATCACTTCGTTGCTAATAAAGCCCAAAACTTCGAAGCTGTTGCACAATATCAGTTCGATTTCGGTCTGCGTCCGTCCGTTGCTTACCTGCAATCTAAAGGTAAAGATCTTGGAGTATGGGGCGATCAGGACTTAGTCAAATATGTTGATGTAGGTGCAACCTATTACTTCAACAAAAATATGTCTACTTTCGTTGATTACAAAATCAACCTGCTTGACAAAAATGACTTCACTAAAGCACTCGGTGTAAGCACTGATGACATCGTTGCTGTAGGTCTGGTTTACCAGTTCTAATCTGATTACGAAAAAGATATGTTGCGGGAGGCGTTGCCTCCCCAACATATAAGTGGCTCCCTCAAGCCACTTCCTTTAGAAGCACAACCTTGCTTCTAACTATATAAACCTTCTGTTATATATTACCCTTTATTTTTGGGGGCGTCTCAACGCCCCATTTTTAATAATTTTTAGTAAACAATTGGCATATTAATTAGAGTTATTAACAACGATATCCATCTCTAACCGGATATCTAATGCCATTAACATCCCTTCAATTATGCCCTCAGCCTTCTGTAACCTTTTCCCGATATAACCATCAGAGCAGCAATGCTTACCTGCCAGTGACATGAATGTCATACCGACTACATAATAATCTACTAATAAATCGTGCAAATCGCTGTTGTTCTTTTTCAGACGGGCCATGCACCCGCAAATGATCATCGCGTCATCGTCACAACATTGCGGGCGAGATTTTACTTTTGAAGGAATTAATCCCTTAAAACCGGCGGCAATGGACGACCAGGTCACATCTTCATGATTATTAGCCGCCCACGCTCCCCAACGCTCAAGAACCATCTGAATATCACGCATCAACTTACTCCACAAAAATCAGACCAGAACGCCAATCACAAGCAAAAATCAACAAAACAGTATTAGTTGATTGTTATCTCTGACTTCATACTCCTGCTCCTGTCAGGGTTTTGGCGTAATTCTTCAGTATTCGGTAATCGGTCAAAACAGAACCGGGGAAACGATATAAGCGCAGATGCCCCCAGCGGTGGCGAAGAAGTTCTGCCATATAAAACTCAAACATCATTCATTCCCCATTTCGGTGATGGTCAGTTCCAGCCTCCCACCTTTGGTAACGGGCATCTTCACAACGCGGTAATCAACGACCTGAGCATCATCCAGCCAGAAACCTGCTTTAGTGAGTGCGTCAAAAGCGGCTTTTTGCAGATTATCCAGGTCACGGCGACGGCGATCCGGCATGTGGCACTCAATGCGGATTTTCACAGGCATAGCCAGGCCGATATCCAGCATTGCGTTTTTAATGATTCGGGCGACGTTATCGCGGTATGCCTGCCCCTCTGCGCTGATGTGCGTGCGCCCGCGATTATGGCGGTAATAGCGATTATTGCTCGGAGGCCAGGGTAATGTGATGCTGTAGGTATTCACGCCTTAATAACCCCCTCTTTCAGCCAGATAACCTGTGTTCTCGCCATACCTTCCAGCGCGCATTCTTTTGCATATGCAGCATCGACAAAATGTGTGCGGCGGTCGATTTCGTCGTGGCAGGCAGAACATGCAATGGTGGCAATCAGGTCTGGCGGTTTGATACCGGTACCGCACAATCCAGCCAGCCGGATATGTGCCAGTACAGACGTTTCAGGGTTGCCATTACATACGCCAGGGATTCTTACCTGGCATTCCCGACCACGCGCTGCTTTTCTCAAATCAGCCATGACTCCTCCTTGCTGCCAGTCGCAACCATTTTTTATCAACCAAGCTGGCGGTATATCCGAGCAGTGTTGGTATTTCGGATGGCTTCAGCTCAGGTTTACGCTTACGACGATTTGGTACTCTGTAGATGTGTCCGTTCATGACACGAATAAGCGGTGTAGCCATTACGCCTCCTGCTTGTCGCGCAGCAGCTGAAACTCGCAGCTCTGTGGAATAGTCAGGTGGCAACCAATATTCATCGCCCAGGCTTCAACCTTACACAGGAAGACATACATCTCTCCGGTATCAAGATCGGAGGTATGGCGTAACGACTGGATAGTGGTGATATCACCGGTTACGACATCAACCAGGTCTTTGGTTTCATAACCGAGATATGTGTGTTTGAGAGCATCTTTTACCCAAGCTGGAGTAGCGAACGTTTTACCCTTGCTGATGAGGTATTCACTGATTTCGCTGTACCACATGTGGCTGAGTGCATTCTGGGAAAGACTGCGTCTCTCGCGCCACGGTTTAAGCACCATGCGAAAGCATTTGCCTTCCTCCAGATAAGGCTGGATCTGCTGGCCGATAGCGGTGAAGTTGCCGCGATGTAATTTGATGCCGTCTTGTGGGAGGTTCACGCTTCACCTCCGCAGAGGTCAAACGCTAGATGCAAAGAATTGCAGGTGCATTTCTGCATCTGTGAAAGGAGAAGATAGTTTGGATTGTATGTGCGCATAAACGTCCCCGTTTAGCGCAGAAGTCACCGGAGTTGTTCAGGCTCCGGTGACATAATTATGCCGTGTTGATTTCCCAAAATCAAAATCGATAGAATTGCTCCTTCTTAAAACACTTTTACTCTCTGGAAGCTTTTCTTATCTCTCTTGGTGTTATATTAAAACGATTATGAAATCTTTCAGTAAAACGAGAAGGACACTTATAACCATTTTCTCTGGCAATCTCGCTTATAGGTTTTACCGTCGTTTGTATAGCAGACAACGCATTATTTAACCTCACATCGTCCAGTATACTTTGGAAACTTACCCCCTCGCTTGCTAGACGGCGATGTAATGTAGAAACAGAAATGTAGAGATATCGAGCAACCTTGTTTGCTGTCCATTTTGTGCCGGGTTCGGATAGCAGCAGGTTATAACAACGACTTATCAATGATTGTTTACTATATGATAAAAGTAAATGATTAACATGATTCACTCCTAACGAAAGTAGAACGCCCATTGCTAAGTGCTCCTGAATTTTAGTTGAGAAGCCTCGGGAAACAGATGTTTTTAGTTGCTCCCAACAATATATTAACTCAGGATTCTGAGGTAAAAAGAAACTTGTTTTGTTACGTATTTGATCAGTTACCGTATAAAGTTTTTGGAAACTCTCAATTAAATCAATGGGTAAGTAAAGCATTTCTGCAAGATAAAGCCCTGCTTCAGGATAATTCTCAATATAAAATTCATAACCACAAGGAAATAATATTATTTGATTATTATCAACAGTTAAAGTATGCGTCTCCCAATTGATAACTTTCTTTCCCTGACGGATACGACACAAAGCTGGCATAAGAGGCTTAACCCTATGAATCTCATGATGTTTATGCATCCGTATTTCTTCGATCTTTAAGTTAGTCTTACCTCTTGCCAGCATACTCTCACCCTACTTTATCTCATAAACTGGTGTTATCTCAGCGGTTGCGATTTTATTAGCATTAAGCATATAACCAACTAACGCTCCGCTGGAGTTAGAATCTACAGGAATCTTTTCAGTTTTTAGAGCCCATACTTTAAACTGGTAATGATGTGGTTTATCTCCTTTAGGAGGACATGCGCCACCAAACCCAGCATAGCCAAAATCATTTCGGCCTTGAACAGCACCAGTCGGCAGTTTTGTTCCATCACGTCTCCCTGCATCAACGGGCAAATATGTTACTGTTGCTGGAATATTAACAACAGTCCAATGCCACCAACCACTGCCTGTAGGTGCATCTGGATCATATACAGTTACGGCAAAGCTTTTGGTACCTTCAGGAACACCAGACCAGGTTAATGAGGGCGATGTATTACCACCTTCACACCCAAATCCAGAAAAGACATGAGACGTTGTAAGTTGCTCTCCTGTTTTTATTTCATTACTAGTGACCTGAAATGCTGCAGCCTGCGCAGAAAATGTTATGAATGCCAATACAGTTGAAACGATAAGTGTTTTCATAAAAACCTCTTTGTTATGACCTATCGTTATTTTATTTGATATTCCTTTATCTCATTATGCATAAAGGCGCAATGTTCATGCAAAAGCAATCACAATTGTACCCCCAACCCAATTATTTGCCACAATATACACAAAGCACATTGATACTATCTAAAAACTCTGCTTTATTATTAGTAATACCTACGAAAGTCGGTGTTATTTTTTAACCTACCATTCAAAATACGTGACATACACCATTTTGCTCATAATAATTTGTCACGTATTTTCAGTATTTGAATCTGCGACCAAGAGTTCTCACCTAACAAATGATTAAGATTGTATAGCTCATTTACTACCCCAATACAGCCGTACAAAACTCGCTTGTGGGAGCAAACAAAGTAATTACCCATTAAGTTTCGTCAAAGATAATTAATTCTGTCTTGCACTTTATCACCATAGCATAACTTAAAATCCGAGATCATTATTTAGAAATAAATCTCACCATCAACCATATATTTGAGAGCACTTATCGCCTGCTGGGCGGATATTACTTTCATTAAAGGATAGTGTTTAAAAACAATGCCATTCATAAAATAGATATCACAGGTTTTATTATCCGTATTAATTATGATTTTTTCGAATGTTTTATAGGCAAGTGTACGGCATAACTCTCGTCCATTTTTACTGGTTAAGTCAATAGCATAAAAATCACTGAATGAATTTACACCTTTACTCTTCAAAGTTTTCAATGATACCGAAGCCCTTCGTAATTCCTTATCTAATAGTCTTATTTTCTCTGCTATAGCGGTAACTTCAGGCGCGACAGACAATGCAACGATTAAATTATTAATTTTCATCTGAAGCTCAATAATTTTTAACTCTAAAGTTTCATTAGCATCTTTCTTGTTTTCAACTGGTTGAATTTTGCTACAATTAAAAAGCAATTCATTAATGATATTATAATCAACCAAATCTCTTTTTATTGATGGCCTGTCACATCGATGTAATCTTCTCATCGGACAAACATAATAGCCATGCAAACTTCCAGATGCCGCATGAACAATCATGGTATTACCACAAGCCTCACACTTCATAACTGTTCGAAGTAGATTTATTAGCATAGGATTCTTGCTACTATTGCTAATACCAAAAGGTACCAACCGAATTTCCTGTACAGCGTAAAACAAATCATCTGATATGACTCTGGGATAATAGCCAGCGATTTCACTTATCCCTTTCCCTCTTGCACGATATGAAGGTACGCATATACCTATCAGAGCTTTATTCGCTAATAATTTTTCAATTACAGAAGGTCCCCATGCACTTTCTTTTCCTGAGAAATTCTTTACAGCATGATCATTTAAATACTTGGCTATTGCATTCAATGAGCGCCTTTCCATCCTGAGTTTAAAAATTAGCTCAATAGTTTTCACCCTGTCGGGGTCTGGAACAAAAGCCGTTCTTTTGTCATCTAAGGAGAGCCATCTCGGACAAGACGCCGTCATAATCGTACCTGATTCCAGTGCATCCTGCCGTTTTTTCTTCCATGATAATTTAACCCGACTTGACTTTATCTCGCTTTCTTCATTTGCCCTTTGTGCTATAAGTATGGCTTTTATTAATGAATATGGCTCATTCAAAGAGTCAATATTATAGACTGTATTGTCGCAAAGAGTTATAACATCAATACCGTGATTCAAAATCAATTTCAGACGTTCAATCGCTTCACCGACTTTTTCTCTTGAAAGTCTGTCCAGACTTTCAACTAACAATGTAGTTCCTGGCAATATATAACCATGCTCTATAGCATCTAAAAATTCCGAAAAAGCTCCTGATTGTGCATGCTTTCCTTTGAATGCACTTAATCCTAAATCTTCATATGTTATGGTATCAAGATAATAATCACTATTTACCTTTAACCATTCAGCAATAAGTCTTCTCTGTCGGTTTAATGAGTCGCCAGACATCTGACCTGGTGATGAAAATCGCATATATGCTATGGCTTTTTTCATGGTGACACCTGCTAACGTATGCTTTTATAAACCTTAGTGGTGGGATATAATTTTTTGTTTATTTTTTATTTAAAAAGACAATTAAGGTCACATTATCTTGAATATACAACAATAATCGTATTGCAATTTTCTTACGCCATAATCTTGAAAGCACAAAAGAATACATAAAAAATAAAGACATTAACAAAAAGCATAAAACGAGGCTCATATAAATATAAGAGCCTCCATATTTTAGTCGTTTAGAAACAAATTATTTTAATGTGGTGTGCTTCGTGACAATAAATTAATAATCAACACACCGGCACAAATCAACATCATGCCTATAATGGCTGGCAGGTCCAGCCGTTGGCCGAAAAATCCCCATGACAGTAAGCTAATCAGGACAATACCGACTCCTGACCAGATAGCATAAGCAATCCCTGTAGGAATATAAGCCAGCGTCTGAGCTAATAACCAGAATGATGCACAATAACAAATAATTGTACCAACAGATGGCCATTGGATTTGCCCCTATATTTCCAGACACCTGTTATCACTTAACCCATTACTGGCTTGCTGCCGTAGATATTCCCGTGGCGAGCGATAACCCAGTGCACTATGCGGATGCCATTCGTTATAATGCTCGAACGCCTCTGCAAGGTTCTTTGCTGCCGTTAACCCGTCTGGTTTGGGCATGACACTGATGTAGTCACGCTTTATCGTTTTCACGAAGCTCTCTGCTATGCCGTTACTCTCCGGACTCCGCACCGCCGTGCTCTTCGGTTCAAGCCCCAACATCCGGGCAAACTGCCGTGTTTCATTAGCCCGGTAGCATGAACCATTATCCGTCAGCCACTCTACTGGAGACGCCGGAAGCTCGTTGCCGAAGCGGCGTTCCACCGCTCCCAGCATGACGTCCTGTACTGTTTCACTGTTGAAGCCGCCCGTAGTGACCGCCCAGTGCAGTGCCTCACGGTCACAGCAGTCCAGCGCGAACGTGACTCGCAGTTTTTCTCCGTTATCACAGCGGAACTCGAACCCGTCAGAGCACCATCGCTGATTACTTTCTTTCACAGCCACTCTGCCTGTATGTGCCCGTTTCGATGGCGGTACAGCAGGTTTTCGCTCAAGCAACAGCGCATTCTGGCGCATGATCCGGTAAACACGTTTGGCATTGATCGCAGGCATACCATCAAGTTCTGCCTGTCTGCGAAGCAGCGCCCATACCCGTGCGTTTGATGACGATGTTGAGTTTCAGGAGCGCATGGCAGAACACATCCGGTACATGGTTGAAACCATTGCTCACCACCAGGTTGATATTGATTCAGAGGTATAAAACGGATGAGTACAGCACTCGCAACGCTGGCTGGGAAGCTGGCTGAACGTGTCGGCATGGATTCTGTCGACCCACAGGAACTGATCACCACTCTTCGCCAGACGGCATTTAAAGGTGATGCCAGCGATGCGCAGTTCATCGCATTACTGATCGTTGCCAACCAGTACGGCCTTAATCCGTGGACGAAAGAAATTTACGCCTTCCCTGATAAGCAGAACGGCATCGTTCCGGTGGTGGGCGTTGATGGCTGGTCCCGCATCATCAATGAAAACCAGCAGTTTGATGGCATGGACTTTGAGCAGGACAATGAATCCTGCACATGCCGGATTTACCGCAAGGACCGTAATCATCCGATCTGCGTTACCGAGTGGATGGATGAATGCCGCCGCGAACCATTCAAAACCCGTGAAGGCAGAGAAATCACGGGGCCGTGGCAGTCGCATCCTAAACGGATGTTACGGCATAAAGCCATGATTCAGTGTGCCCGTCTCGCCTTCGGATTTGCGGGTATCTATGACAAGGATGAAGCCGAGCGCATTGTCGAAAATACCGCATACACTGCAGAACGTCAGCCGGAACGCGACATCACTCCGGTTAACGATGAAACCATGCAGGAGATTAACACTCTGCTGATTGCCCTGGACAAAACATGGGATGACGACTTATTGCCGCTCTGTTCCCAGATATTTCGCCGCGACATTCGCGCATCGTCGGAACTGACACAGGCCGAAGCAGTGAAAGCTCTTGGATTCCTGAAACAGAAAGCCTCTGAACAGAAGGTGGCTGCATGACACCGGACATTATCCTGCAGCGTACCGGGATCGACGTGAGAGCTGTCGAACAGGGGGATGATGCGTGGCACAAATTACGGCTCGGCGTCATCACCGCTTCAGAAGTTCACAATGTGATAGCAAAACCCCGCTCCGGAAAGAAATGGCCTGACATGAAAATGTCCTACTTCCACACCCTGCTTGCCGAGGTTTGCACCGGTGTGGCTCCGGAAGTTAACGCTAAGGCGCTGGCCTGGGGAAAACAGTACGAGAACGACGCCAGAGCCCTCTTTGAGTTCACTTCCGGCGTGAATGTTACTGAATCCCCGATCATCTATCGCGACGAAAGTATGCGCACCGCCTGCTCTCCCGATGGTTTATGCAGTGACGGCAATGGCCTTGAACTGAAATGCCCGTTTACCTCACGGGATTTCATGAAGTTCCGGCTCGGTGGTTTCGAGGCCATAAAATCGGCTTACATGGCCCAGGTGCAGTACAGCATGTGGGTGATACGAAAAGATGCCTGGTACTTTGCCAACTATGACCCGCGTATGAAGCGTGAAGGCCTGCATTATGTCGTGATTGAGCGGGATGAAAAGTACATGGCGAGTTTTGACGAGATGGTGCCGGAGTTCATCGAAAAAATGGACGAGGCACTGGCTGAAATTGGTTTTGTATTTGGGGAGCAATGGCGATGAAGCATCCTCACGATAATATCCGGGTAGGCGCGATCACTTTCGTCTACTCCGTTACAAAGCGAGGCTGGGTATTTCCCGGCCTTTCTGTTATCCGAAATCCCCTGAAAGCACAGCGGCTGGCTGAGGAGATAAATAATAAACGGGGAGCTGTATGCACAAAGCATCTCCCGTTGAGTTAAGAACGAGTATCGAGATGGCACATAGCCTCGCTCAAATTGGAGTCAGGTTTGTGCCAATACCAGTAGAAACAGACGAAGAATTTCATACGTTAGCCGCATCCCTTTCACAAAAGCTGGAAATGATGGTGGCGAAAGCAGAAGCAGATGAGAGAGACCAGGTATGACAACCACTGAATGCATTTTTCTGGCAGCGGGCTTCATATTCTGTGTGCTTATGCTTGCCAACATGGGGCTTGTTCAATGACACCTCAGCAAGAAAACGCCCTTCGCAGCATTGCCCGTCAGGCTAATTCTGAAATCAAAAAAGCCAGACAGCAGTTTCCGGATAAAAACGTCGATGACATTTGCCGTAGCGTACTGAAGAAGCACCGCGAAACGGTAACGCTGATGGGATTCACACCGACTCATTTAAGCCTGGCGATCGGCATGTTAAACGGCGTCTTTAAGGAGCGATGAACATGAAAAGCAAAATCATCAGGGAGCTACAGGCTCCTTTTTTATTATTCGCATTCACCCTCAAGCGTATTAACCAACAATTCAGGGATTAATGGAAGATGGCAGACATCATTGATTCAGCATCAGAAATCGAAGAATTACAGCGCAATACAGCAATAAAAATGCGTCGTCTGAACCACCAGGTTATATCTGCCACTCATTGTTGTGAGTGTGGCGATCCCATAGATGAACGAAGACGCCTGGCCGTTCAGGGTTGTCGGACTTGTGCAAGTTGCCAGGAGGAGATCGAACTTAAGAACAAACAATGGGGATTGTGA